GGCATGGACTGAGAAAAGAAAGACCGGATTGCGAGTATCAAACGTATCTTAGGACCGCGTTTCTCGATAAATCGAGAGTTGCGACCTAAATACTTAAGAAACTCTAAGCAGCAAGAAGTCACATCTACATACATGTTCCAGCGCTTCCGGTGGACTTCCTCGAATATAGTACCAAGGGCTAAAAGCCAGTGGTTTCTATTCTCGTAAAGTCCAGCCAGGGGAAAAGGCGAAACTTCTGTACCATCATGGACGAATCTCTTTGAGAATTCGAACAAGTAGGTACTCGAGTGCGACTTTTCAGCACTGAAAGGAATGTCAAGACCTTCGAGGACTCGCTTATAGTGGCCGGCGACAGCATCGTTAGCAATAACAATGTCATCACCGAGCAACATATAAGGACACGACTTCCAAGGGATACCTGCGCAATTACACGCGTAGTAAACCAGGAAGTGGTGACTCAGAGAGAAGGAGGACCACGATGAATAGGCCCCCATTGGGTTACCTCGGGCGTACGAAATCGCACGTCCTTGGTACTCAAAAGGGTAACCTACCATAATGGTCTCCCAGTCTCTTACGAAATCCTCCCCAAACATTACGCCAAGCACCATAGACTGAACCTTTATCGGGAAACGGTCCGTAGCACTAGATAAATCTATGCTATGGAACTGAGACCCTTTAGAGGGAGTTATAGTAGCAAGGTGTTTTGAATGGTCAAAGGTACAATCTTGCGGGATCCGCGAAAGTAAGCGAAATAGATATTTATGCAAAGGTTGCAATGCAGCCTGAGAATAATAATCTAGTATCGCAATCTCTCGGTTCTTCCCTTCTTTATCACATATAACCGATAGACGCCTCAGGGCCGTACCTGTTTTCACAGATCGTGCCTCAAAGTATCTACGGAGATATGGTATAAATACAAGATAGTTAGACATAACTTCTTGAAGCCTCGATCCTCCAACTCTCCCGATGGCCTCGTAAAGAGGCTTTGGAAGAGAAAGAAGATCAAGATAGGAAGTCCATAAAGCATGCCCTTTCGGGCCTGCCTTAGTGGTCAACCTAAACTTCTTGAAGTCCAACTGCTTCGACCTGCTCCCCAGAAATCTGGGGTTCAGGCCTAAGGAGCGGAGAAATGGTAGTACGTGCCCGACAAGACCGAAGGGATCTCCCTTATAATAGGGGCCTTCTTCGATTGTCTTGAAGGACGGTACACCGTCTCCTTTAAGGAACCGGAATGACGATAACGTCGATAGCGTTAGCCTCAAAAGAGGGTAAAACTTATCGGCATCGACATTCTTTAGGAACCTTAAATCCTTAGGAAAGCGAACCAGTTTGGTTTTGGTGACCAACTGCTGGTAAGAATGACAGCCGAGCACTTTTAACAGTGCCTGGCGCGTCTTCTTCACATACTTGATGGCCTCGGGTTTACCCCTAGTCCTCAAGATGCGAAACATCTTAACCAGTAGTCCCTGACATCGGTCAAGGCGGCCGCTCCTGGTAAAACAGGAGTCGAGCCAACTAACCATACGGCTGAAGAACTCGAATTGATTCTTTAAAGTTTCTTTTCGTTTCTTCATGTGCATAATTAGTAAAGGTCTCCGTGAGAAGAGA